CTGTGCTACACCATCACCAACTTGATGTTCCACTGCTGGCTCTGACTCTGCTTCAGCAATCAGATTTGCCAGCTGAACCATGCATGCTTTCAATGCTTCCATACGTTGTGTCGAAATCTTCTTTCCAGTCTTCATGACTACGTTGCCTTGTACCCAGTTAGGCAAAGCTGATATGACAGCTGCACCGAATTGGTCAATAGCACCCTGAATCAAGTCAGACTTGTCAGTTGCTTCGCTACAAATGATGGATTCCACTGTTTCATGGAACGCATGTGTATAATCCCACACTTCACACATGATTGCATCTTTAGCACGTCTCTGTTTCAACTCTGCTAACTCATCAGTGAATGTCTCAGGCTCTTCGGGTACATCGTCCATAGGGACAACCTTAAATCCTGACATAGCCTTTGCAATTGCATCTGTTATTTTTGTGATGATACCCTGTTCAGACTTAAACAAAGCAATTCTGGAATGCTGTTGTGCACCAGCTGGGACAAAATCGACTTTGTTGATGTCTGCGTCCTTCAGTTTAGTCTTGCTTCCATCCAAACCCATTATTTAACACCTCCTTTCGATGATGTCTGCCGTACCCTCTAATTATCTCTGATTAGCAATGATGTCTCACACTCATCTCAGGTGAATGAGAACGTAACGTTTATAATCTGTTATGTTGTTGCTTCAAATATCTCCAATTATCTTGGGGAAACGAAAAGTCAGTCCATGGAATGAAAGCCACTATATAGTGGCTTCCATCTGTTTTACTTTTTCACGCAATGCAGTACCCTCAATCGAAAAGGCTGCATATTCACCACTCTTTACCTTACTCCACACGTCATCATCTAATACATAGAATCCAACCCACCACCCTACTGGCATGACACCTGAAGGGATGCCCATGATTTTCTGCTTCTCCAGTGTGCTTACAAAGGACTCAATCAACACTCCCTTGCCTTTGCTGTTGTGTAACGCTCCTGCATCTCTGTAGAACCGCACATACTTGTATGCCAGTGCTTCTAACTCGTCTGGGTCAATGCCATCATTCTGCAGGTCAAACACTTCTGCACCATCGGCTGTCCTGCTGATGACTGACCAACCGAACGCTATACGCTGTTCATCATTGGTCTTGGCTATCCTAAACACGAACTCTTTGGCAATATTATTTGGATCTCTTCGTTCTTTTAAATCTGCCAAACGTTTGATATATTTATTCTTTCTATCCTCATCCATAGGTACGTTAACGTGCACAGAACCGCTTGTGGGTGATTCCTTTTCAACCTTCGACCACTTACCCTTGACCTTATCCCAACCTGCTCTACGCAATCCTGCCCACGCTGTTGCAAAGGCTTTCTTTTCATCACCGTATTCGGCAATTGCACTGTCTGCAATCTTTCTCCAGATAGATTGTGCTTCATCTGGTAGGCTGTCTCTCACAGCCTTTGGCAAATCCTCATTGCTGCTATATGGCATCATCATTACCCTCTTTCTCATAGTCTATTTGGCTCAAATCTATTGCCCACTCGAAGTATATGGTTATGAACAGGAAGAACAACGTCAATGAGTAGAATGGGAATATGTCGCTCTTCATGGTATGCTGGAATCCTAGTCCACACTCATTGATGGTCCACATCTACGTTGATGTATGATGTCTTGGTTGGCTGAAATACTGCGTTCATACTATCCCTCCTTATTTGACCACCGCCTTAATAAGTTAAAAACACAACAAACTTTTTGCCTTCTTTAACTACATTTGTCACTTTCATCTTTGCACCTCTTGCAAGTAAAACTTCGCCTTCGTTTTTAACATCACTTATTTCAGTCAACAGCACTCCTTTTGCCTTTTCCGTTGTAAGTATTCTCATTTCAACATTACCAACATAATGGTTAATCAATTTTTCTCCAGTACTGGTAAAAGCTTTATCTTCATACGTTTTGCCCATCAGTTTTCTTTTTAACAAAGCAGCGTTTTCATCTGTAACCTTATAATTTGTTACTATACTGTCGGTGTTCATCAAAACGCTATCCAAATCAGCTCCTCTAAATAATGTCTTGCCTACTTCCAATTTTGGACTCTTGCTTATAAAGCTATCTATGTCATCTACTAAACTTTGTGCATATTCCTTATTGATTGCTCCTCCAGTCCTCAAATATGAGTTGATTCCATTATAACTAGCAGACGTATATTCTTTTACTGATTTAATTTCTTTATCTGTTGGTTGCAACGGCATTTCTAGTAATGTTGATGTTCCTGGACATCCATCTGCTGGCAATATATCAACCACAATAACTTTTTGCTTTCCAATGTTTTCTATAGATGTTCCTGATACCTTGTATTTACCGCTTACGATGACTTCACTTTGGTTATATGGACTTATATCAGTAACATCCAAACCAGTCGCATTTTTGATTCTGTAAACAACCTTGTTTTTATAATCCGTACCGCCTACAAATGGTAGGTTCTTGTCCTTACCTTTGGCAGCTTGTGCGATAAACTTTTCATCCTTTGATGTGCTTCTTAATCCCCATATTAGTTCTTGACCTTGTTCAAAAGGATTCTTAGTTATGACTTCATCTACAACTTCAAAACCTTCAATTCTTTCAATCCTGTACAATGCATTAAACTTCTGTTTAGATGCGTTTACTTCATCAAACAAAGCTTCTGCATTCTTTGAAAATGCTTTTTCTTTAGGTGTTCCCATCAAATAAGCATCTGCCTGTGCATTTATAGACTTGTATCCACCTGTTGTGTATCTCTTAATAACACCTTTTAATTCTTCTGTCATTGCTGGTAATATTGTTGCTTCTGGTGGCAAACCTAAGAGTTGGTCAACGTTCGTCCAGTCCTTGCCTTTGTCGCTGTCCATGTAACCCTCTAATTCCATGCCCTTCTTCTCTTCAAGTCCTATTGCACATCTGCAATTTGGATGTCTAGGAGGTGCTTTGCCACCGAATGTAAATGTACCGTCTATGGCTGTACGCTCATCTCCCATGGCTGCACATATCGGGCACAATTTATCATCTGGTGTTACAATCCACACTTTCTCCATCTCATTGTTGTTGAGATACCCTTTAGACATTTGGTCTTCCCAATGCAGCTGTTGTCCTGCAGCACTTGCAGCAATGGTCTCTGTCCGTGCTATGGTGTTTGCCCTTGCTCGTATCTTCCTGCGAATCTGTGCATCAACCATACGGTCAACTTGTGCCTTAGGACGTCCTTCCTCATCCAGCTTACCTTGATACTTCAAGATGCCACTGATTTGCCTATCAGTTAAACCGATGAATTGACGTATCTGTCTGGCTGTCTCATAGGGATGTCCACCATATTGCTGTGCATCTGTGAGTATCTGTCTAATGCCGTCTTTGCTGGCTTGGTTGACCTGTCTGATGTTCTCCCCAACATGCTGTGATGCCCATGCTGCTGCTCTTGGGTTACGCATATCGAATGAACCTGTCAATGACAACCCTTCAGGTGAACCACCTCCAAACGTTGGCATGCTAACATCCCTCTTAGCAACAATATTATGGTTAATTTTGGTCATAAGCTTATTGGACAGGTACTTTGCTGCTACGTTCCCCCCATCGATTAAAACCAATCCTAGCACCTCATAAGCCTTGTCGCAATCATCCTCGAACTTTTGCCAGTCTATCTTATCAGCCATCATGGGAATAGGCTCTTGACTGAGCCTATCCACATCGACTGAGTTTCTGAGGTTTATGAGTGCTTTCTCATAGATATCTGCCACTTGTTTGATTCGCTTATCGGCTACACCATGCATTGCTTTCCACTCTGGTTCAACCTTCATTATGAAATTGTCTAACAGTGTCAGTAAGCTCATCTACACTCACCTTCTTTGCAGTTTTCTTGAGTTTCGTCTCACCTGAAGGAATGACCTCCTGTGCTGCTCCACATAACACGAATGTTTTAGCTTGCCCTACTGTTAAGTCTGCAACCATGTCTGTGTCATAGGTTTCATTGGCTGCAAACACTCCAAATGGCATCACCCTCGTTTCACTCATTATGATAATCATAGTTCTGCACCTCCTTATATATTATTTACCGTATAACCACCAATTAAACACATCTAGACCTGTTTTGTGGCTACGTTCTTTGTCTGGGTTCTTTTCCACCAACCTGTCAAGCATAGCCTGCATTGCATCTATATAGTGTTGTTTGATACGTGGATTCTTGAGAAATTCGTGTTCTCTCTGATGTATGCCTGCGTTTGGGCATCCTATACAGCCTATTCGTCTGTAACCTTCGTCATATAGTTTGCAACTATCGGTTCAAATGTTCTCAACAACTCTATGCCCTGTTGCACTTTCCTTTCGCATTCACTTGATATATATATATATGTCAGCCATTTCGACTACCTCCAATTAATTGTACTACACTTATTATTCATTTATCTTGACTATTTATTATTCTTAACGGCGTCTCTTAGTTCCTTGATTGCAGCTATGAACAAGTTTCTGTCATCTGCTTCCTTACTTATGCCATCCCTGTGTGCTTTAGCTATGCTTGCTGGGTCAACACCATCACCAAACAACCCTTCTGGCACATCCATGAGTTCATTGTCAATACCAAGGCTCTCATCAATGGCTACTGCTGGTGTTACATAGCCTTCTGCTTTCTTAGGTAGGTTTGCAGCTTCTCTCAGGAAGTTCTCAGTCTCGATATCTCCAAGTGTGATGCCACCTGCTCCTGCAACGTCCTTAATGAATGTCCCTAACTCACCAAGATTGGCTTTCTCAATGTCATCATGTGTAAGCTTAGGGTAATCAGTCAAACCATCAAATGTGTTCAGCTTAAACAGTCTTGGCACTGCGTATGTGTTGATTACATCACAGATGCTCTCTAACACGGTCTCTAATGCTGTCTGGAATAGGCTCGTCTTGTTGATTGACAAGGCGTAACTACCAGTTTTCTCATGTCCCAACATCAGGAAGTCTGCCATTACCGTCATAGCCATACGTTGCTCATATCTGGTGATGATTTGATTGGTGTCAAACTGCCTTCTGGTTGCTCCACTGGTTAACAGCTGCAAGTCATACATCTTGTTGCCCTTATCATTGTATACAAGCGGTAACATGACACCTTCCTGCTCATCCCTCTTGATGTTTGTCACTATCTTCTTGTATGCTGCGTATGCTGCTGCTTGCTGTGGTGTTGCACCTGCCATACCACCTTCCATAACCTCTGCTGGCAACCACATTACTGGCAAACCTGCTAAGTCACGCTCAATACCGATGGCTTCAATCTCTTCGATGTTCTTCTTGAAGTACCATGAACGATACACATTCCTGAGTATTGACCGTCCTTCTGGGTTATTCTTATTACTCTTAGTCCTGAACAATAACGCCTTTTCAATGGGTATGAACCTCATCTTATAGTCAGGCGGTGCTATCTGCTCCATACCAACTATGCTGCCATCTGCCTCAAAACGCCATCTCCACAGTGTTTCTTGACTTCTGATTCCCCACTTCTTCCAGCCAATACGTCCATCACTGAACTTGGACTTGCAATTGCTGTTATTGTCCTCATTTGGTCCAACACGCTTCTTGTAACACAGTTCCATCATGCACCAGCCGTATGGCAACATGCTCAATATCTCTGATACAATGTCATTCCAGCTTAGTGACATGTCATCCAAGCATGATTCCAAAAATTCCTTAGCTTCTTGGTCTGCTGGTGTGTCTCCTGCTGGGTCAACTCTCCACTTTACCTGACGGATGAGCATTTCTATGGCATACAGGAATGCACCTATGATAGCGTCATTATCACGCATCTCCCTGTAAGTCAATGCACCTCGTCTACCCTGCAATTCCTTCATCCACTCTTCATAGACAAAGCCACCAAACCGTGTTAAGCCTGATATACCTTGTTCGAAGAATATTGACTTCTCTTCTACACCATCATCATACAGTGTGTTATCACCTGAAGGATGACTGCTCAAATTGTCTTTACTCCCACTGTCCTTTGGGTTATATGATGTTGCCATGGTGTTGTCTAACCCCATGTTGCTCTGGAAGTCATAGTTAGGCTGTATGTTATCTGCACCCTTACCACCCATGCTTTGAGGTGGTGATAGCCTAGCACCCAATTCTGCATCAAGTGCTTGCTGCTGTGCTTTAGGCATTCCTGAACCAGCCTGTCCACCAGTGTTTCCAGTCTTGGCTTTCTTAATTCTTTGACGTTTGTTCATTTGCCTTCACC